TTAAGGGAACTCAAAACGCGCCACGATGCGGCGCGCCCAGGGTTCTGAAAGCGGGCTTTCGACGACGCCATGTCCCGAATAGGCGTGAATGAATCGCGGCGCGGCGCCCGTCTGGGACAGGATGCCGAGATGCTTGGCCACGGCGCGATCGCGAAGCCGAAAGAGCAAGACCTGCCCCTCGGCCTGCGCCCCGGAGGCGGGGACGAGATGATCCGTCGCGGCGCCGAGAAGCTGTTCAGTGCTGCCGCTCTCCGCCCAATCGGGCGAATAGCGCGGAAGCTTGGCGAACCGAGGCCCGCCGAGCGCCCCCCAGACGCCAAGGATCAATCCAAGGCAATCACACCCCGCCCCGAGACACCGGCCTTGATGCACATAGGGCGTCCCTATCCACTGCCGCGCAGCCCGGACAACCTCGGCGCCAGAGGCGCTCATCGCCGGCTGCCGCCGTTCTTGTTGCGGGTGGAAGCAGGGACGGCGATCATCCAGTCCTCGCCGGGGATATCCGGAAACCCGCGGAAATTCGCGATATTGTCGAACTTCGCGCGGCAAGTTTCCATCCGCTTGTCGCAACCTGGATCGAGGCGGATCCGGTCGCCCGCGAGCACCTCGGCTGCGATTGGCTCCCAGAGCTCGATCCGGCGCTGCCCGTCCTGGATCCGGTCCCGCTTGATGATCCCGATCAGCCCTTCGGACGCCCCGCTCAAGACCTTGAACCGGCCCCGTTCGAACCAGCCGACGGGAAAGCCTGCGTCGTTGCCGACGGTGAAATCTCGCCGCTCGCTGACCGTGAGCGCCTCTGTCTCCAGCGCCAGACCGAGGGCATCGGCATCGACCCCGCAGGCCGCATCACCGAGGATCGCGGAACAGGGTTTGTGGAAGATGCGCCCCTTGGATTGATTGAGCTGGTCGGCAAGCCCGCGCAGCTCGGCATGGAACGCGCCGCCACCGCGGCGGATCTCGCCGATCCGGCCGCGGAACTTGAGCGCGTGCATCGAGGGATCCACCCAGTTGACGCGCCAGGCGCGCACCTCGGCCCCGTCATACCGCCCGGCGTCGATGTCGGCCTCCGAGATCGCATCATCACGCAGCGCGCCAAGCGCTTCGGTGTTGTCCACCGACAGGCCCGTCGATTGCGCCAGCGCCCGGGCGGTCAGCCCGCTGTCGGCGCGAAAGGTAATGCCGTCGAAGCTCAGCTCGGTGTCGTGATCGGTGAAGCCGAGCACGCGCCCGTCGCGACGGGTGATGGCCCAGGCGGTGCAGAGCGTCGTGACGCCGCTCTCGAGATGATCGCCGAGCGCGCTCATACCCGCACCTCCACCACCGGCACGTCCGGCACATCGCCGGCCTGGAAGCTGGCGACGGATGTGCGGATCGCGTCGGTGTCGAATCGCACCGGCACGTCAAACTCAAAGCCCGCGGAGATCGCGAGCCCTTCGTCCGGCGGATGGCGGAAAAGGATGCGCCCGCGCGCCGGGTCAATATCCCAATCGACCCCCTCGAACACCTCGTCGTGCCCGAGCCCAACGCGCACCGTGCCGGCCACCGGTTTGGTGATCGGGCGGGCGTAGCTGTGCCCGCCAGAGCGATAGGTCTTGACCAGCTGAATCTCGCCCGAGACGCCGTCGCCAGTGGCGATCACCTGATCGTTGAAGCGCACCTCGGCGGAGGGCTTGCAACTGCGATAATCCGCCCAGTCCTTCCAGCGAAAGCCGTACATCTGGCCCTGACGTGCCTCGAAGAAAGCGACCAGCGTTTCGATGTCGTCGAGCGAGCGCAGGCCAAGCCCCGCATCATAGCGGCGCCGCGAATGGCGCCAGGGAGTGTTGCGTTCCTCGAACCCGTTGGCGAGCGTCACCACCTCGGTGCGCCGCTCTGGGCCGCCGACCGAGCCGAAGCTGAGATTGGCGGGAAACCGTACCTCGTGAAAATTCATCTGTCCCTCCGTAGTGGATCCGCACCTGCGCCGTCCGGGCGCATCAGCGGTTGCGCTGGCCCTTGGCGAGCGCGCGGTTCATCTGGGCCGCGATCTGGCTGCGGCTGCGTTCGAAACTGCGGGCGTCGGGCGTGGAAATGTTCATCACCACGTTGACCGCGCCCCCGCCGCCGCCCGCCGCGCGCACCCCGAGCTTGCCGTCGGAGCCGCGGGTGAGCGGCATGATCGCTTCCGGCCCCGCCTCGCCCATGAGCCCGGTGCCGCCACGCATCGGGAAATAGGTTGGCTGCGAGACCACGCCTCCGGTGGCGAAGGGCGTCACGCGCCCCTGGCTGAAACTGCCGCCGTTGGCGAAGGGCAAGAGCTTGCCGATCACCCCGCCGATCCCATCGCCGAGCGAGCCCGCGAGCGTGTTGGTCACGTTGGAGACCGAGCGCTCGAAGGTCGTCTGGATGAGCGACTGCGCCACAGCCTTGAGCGCGACGGAGGCCTCCTGGCCATCCACCACGATAGAGCGGAACGCCGATTTCAGATCGCCGCCGAGGGTTTTCTGCAATTCCTGCGTGCGCTTGCTGGCATCTTCAGCCTCGGCGCGCGTCATGCGGATCTGCTTGTTGAACCCGGCGAGCACATCGGCCGTCCGGGTCAGGTTGTCATTGAGGGCATCGGTCGCCTCCGATGTCTCCTCGACGATCTCACGCTTCATGGGGTCCGTCTCCCGGATCGGTGTCGGGGTATGCGGCGGCCAGGGCATCCAGCCGCGCGCGGGACAGGGGCGCGCTGCCGCTCCCCTGCCCCAGCATGATCAGAAGTTCTGCCGGCGTCAGCGCCCAGAACTCGGCCGGTCTGAGCCCGAGCCCGCGCAATCCGGCCCGCATCAGGCCCGGCCAGTCGAAGGTCTTCATGCGCTCTCCGGGACCGTGAAGGCCCGGGCGAGAAGCTCTCCCGCCGCCTGGGCCGCGGCCACCGGCCCGCCCTCGATATCGGCCTTGAGCAGAGCCTCGGCGCTCAGCGCCGCGCCCCCTCCGCGCAGACCCGCGATCAGCAGCGCGCTTACGTCACGGGTGGTGAACCCGCCGCTTTCGAAACGCTCCACGACGGCCATCAGGCTGTCGGCCTTGAGCTGCGCTTCCAGTTCGGCCAGCGCCCCGAGCGTAAGCTTGAGGGTGTGAACCTCGCCATCAATCGTCAGCCCCACTTCGCCCGCGAAAGGGTTGGCCATCAGAGCGCCGTGAAGCTCATGGCACCCGCCGAGGCCATCGACATCTCGTAGGTCGCCTCACCGTTGTAGCTGCCAGCGTATTCGATCGACGTGATCTGGAACGCGCCTTCGACGATGCCGAAATCCGGGATCACCACCTGGAATTCCGGGGTCTCGCCGTCGAAAAAGATCTGCCGCGCGCGCTCGTCGGTGTTTTCGTCGCGGAAGACGCCCGAGCCGGAAATGCCCGCGCTCTTGACGCCCGCGCCGCCGAGCAACTCGCGCCACCCGCCCGCGCTCTCGAGGCTGGTCACATCGACCGTCTCGGCGTTGAAGCTGATGCGCGAGGCCCGCAGGCCCGCGATGGTCTGGAAATTGCCGCCGCCTGTGAGATCCACCTTGATCAACAGGTCCTTGCCGTTTTGTGCGCCCATGTCGCCACCTCCGATTTGATAAGAATTCAGTCGTCTTCGACCCGCGCGCGAAACGTCAGATCGATGCGCCGTTCGGCGCCATTGTCGCCGCGACGCGCAACGGCGCGCGTGAAGTTCAATGAGACCAGCCGGCCGCGCGACAGTGTCAGGGCGGGCCCGTCGAGCGCATCGCCGATCGCGCCGGCGATGGTCTTGGCCTTGGCGAACCCGGCCGTGTCGGTCACCACCGAGACGGTGAACCGATGCTCGGCCCCGCGCGCCGAGATGTCCGAGCGGTCCTGAACCTCTTCCGGCCCGAGCGTCACGTAAGTGTCGGGGACCGCGCCGGGCGGCATCGCATCGTAAATCGCGCCGCCGGTGGCCGCGGAAATATCCGCATCAGCCGCCAGATGTTGGAAGACCGCCGCCTGAAGCGCGGCCGAAACGCCATAGCTCATGCCACAATCTCCTCTTGGGTGAAGCAGGTCAGATAGCGCTCGCCCGGATCGTCCTCCGCCACCGCGAGGATCGGAAAGAGCCGGCTGCCGCTGCGAAACCGCTGCCCGGCGCGCGGCCGGGACGGGGCATCGAAAGGCGCGGCGCGCACCGTGATGATGTATGGGACCGTCGAGAGTGGCGCTGCGGCCCCTGCGCTTTCGCGCCCGCTGCGCGCGCGCACTTCGGCCCAGAGCGTCCCCAGCGTGGTCCAGCTCTCGGAGTATCCGCCCGCCCCGTCCTCGACACGCTCCAGCGTCTCGAGAATGAGCGGACGGTTTAGCCGGATGGGGTCCGCCGCGCTCATGCCGCGCCACCCCCGGCAAAGAGCCGGACGGTCTTGTAGCGTTCGATCAGTGAGGTGACACCGAAGGGCATGCAACCCGCCGAAAGCGACTGGTTGTCGCGATATTCGTAGTAGTGCGAGGCCAGAAGCATAACCGCCTGCGCCAGATCGGCCGGGATCGCTGACCAGGGCCCGAAGCCCGCGGTAAAGACCACCTCGCAGGTCCCGCCGGTCGGGATCGACGGCAAAAAGGCCCCGCGCGGCCTCAGGCGCGGGCGCTGGCTGTCCTTTTCGAGCCAGTAGCTCTCCGGGTCCAACAAGGTCTCTTCGCCCAGCCGGTCCATGATCGACACCTCAATCAACTGGTCCACGGGGGCCACGGGAAGCGCCTGGGCTTCGGCGGCGCGCCACGCGGTGAGGCTCCAGGAAAAGTCCCGGGTGATCAGGATCTTCCCGGTGCGGGATTCAATCGCGGCCATGGCGGCCCTGAGGAAACTCTGCAGGACCTGGTCCTGGAGTGAATCATCGGCAAAGCCGGTTCCCAGCCGCAGGTGCGCCTTGAATTCCGCGACCGGAAGGGCCTCGGCCGGCACCGCTGTCTCTTCGACGAGCATCATGAAGGTTCTCCGAAAATGCGCCCCCCCGGGACGGTTGGATCGGATGCGTGCCCGGCGGATATTGCTCGGACGGAGGGGAAGCAGCTAGACAACACCCGCGTAGGTCGGACACGCATCCGAAGGCAGGCGGCGCCGGATGGCACCGCCCTATCGCAGCCTTTAGGAGGCGGCGAATTTCAGCAGTTTGATGGCCGAGAAGTCGCTCACATCACCGCCGACGCGCTTGGTGGCGTAGAAGATGACGTTGGGCTTGGCCGAGAAGGGATCCCGCAGGATGCGCAGATCGGGACGTTCGGCGACGGTGTAGCCCGCCGAGAAGTCACCAAAGGCGATCGGCGTCGCATCCGCCGCGATGTCCGGCATGTCTTCCGCGATCAGCACCGGATAGCCCAGAAGACGCGCGGGCTCGCCCGCCGCCAGACCGTCGGACCACAGGAAGCGGCCGTTGGCATCCTTGAGCTGGCGGATCGCACCGGCAGTCTTGGAGTTCATCACGAAGGTGCCGTTGGCGCGGTACTGCGCACCGAGGGCGTAGACCAGTTCGATGATCTTCTCGGAGCCGCCGAGATCACCGTCGACGCCGGTGGCTACATAGCCAAGATTGCCCCAGGTCCAGGACCCGTTGTCGACCGCGTTATGGGCGAGGAAACCCTTGGGCTTGTCGAGGCCGTCGCCGGAGACAAAGGCCGCCGCTTCGGCACGGGCGAATTTCTCGGCGATGCGCGTGGCGAGCCAGGTCTCGACATCGAACGCGCTGTCATCCAGCAGACGCTGAGAAGCCTTGGGCAGGGCCGAAAGCTCGTGCAGCGGGATCGAGATGCGGTCGATCTTGGGCGTGTCGGTCTCGGCGAGCGCGCCGGTCTCGGTGGCCCAGCCATGGCCGAGATCGGTATGGTCGACGAGCATGTCGTAGGAGGTCGCCTCGACGTTCACGACATTGGCCACGGCCCGCAGCGAGGCGGTCGTGCCGAGCGCGGAGCGGATGGTCTCGGAGGTGGACGGATCGACAAGATAGCCGCCGTCACCCGCCACCGAAGTATTCAGCGATTTGCCATCGAGCTCCAGCCCACGCAGCCCATCGTCATCACCGCTGCGCAGATAGGCGGAAAACGCCTTCTTGTGCGGGACCTCGGCTTCGACGGCAGCGCTGAGTGCGGGACGCGCGGGGGCGAAATTCTTGCGTTCGATCATGGTCAGTTTTTCATCCTGTTGCTTTAGTTTCGATGTGAGGTCGGCCTTGAAGCCCTTGAGGTCGCTTACAAAACTGGAAACAGCCTCGGCCACTTCGGACACGCCACCGGCGGCCCGAGCATTGCTGTCGGTCATTGGGGATTCCCCTCGTACTCGGGTTGGTAAAAGCGGGTCAGTCGCCCGCCAGCTCGCGGCGTGCCTGCTCAAACAGCAGCGCCATGTCACGCAAGGCGCCGGCCACGGGCTCTTCGCCCTTCGCCTGCACCCGCGCACTGGGAAGCATCGGGAAGGTCACAAGCGAGACCTCCCAGAGCTCCAGTTCCGTCAAGAGCCGCTGGCCCTTGGTGTTCTTGGTCGCCTTGAGCGTCCGATAGCCGATCGACAGCCCGTCGATCGCGCCGGCGTCGATGAGAGCACGCGCCTCGCGACCCCGCTCGACGCTGTCCAGAATACGGCCCTTCACGAACAGCCCGCGCTCATCCTCACGGACCTCGTCCCAGATGCCGATGGGCTGCGCCGGATCGTGCTGCCAGAGCATCTTGACCGCCCGGCCCTCCGTCGTCAGACGGGAGAGCGAAGCCGCATAGGCTCCGCGCTGCACAATATCGCCGCCCTGGTCGCAGGCGCCGAAATGGCTGGCGTAGCCGGAAATCGTCTTCCCGTCGGTCGAAACCTCGGTTCCGTCGATCCGGCAGAATTTGCGTTCGAGCCCCATGTCTTGGGTCATGTGTGTCTCCTGTGTTTGTCGGGGAGCCGGATTTTGATCAATCAAAATCCGGGCCGGAAATTGATTGATCAATTTCCGGGGCCCTACGGCACCGCCGTAAGCAAGGATTGGAAGGCCTGGCCGAGGATTGCGGCCAGCGCGCCGTAGACCGCGAGCCAAAGCCGCTTCTCGATCCGTTCGATCATCGCCTCGAGACGCTCAAGCCGTTCCACCGAATTCTGGAACTGAAGCGCCACGAGTCGCTCATGTGCCTCGAGCCGCAATCCCGGCGCGCATTCGAAGCTTTCCACGCCGTCAGGCATCGCCCTCTCCTTCCGCGAGCGCCGGCAGCCCCAGCAGCGCGCGTTTCTCGGCATCGGTCAGGAACCCCGCCTCGGCCACGCGGCGCCATTGCTGGTCGCGCTCCGACGCAAGGGCCGGGATCTGATCGAGGTCCGGCCGGAGCCCGATCTCCTCGCCGGTGATCCCCGCGATCCAATAGGAAATCGCCGCCGTCACCCGCGTCGCCAGCGGCAGGACCGTGAGGCGATAGAAAGCACGGTTGGCTTCCTGGTAATTCGCGTAGGTCGCGTCCCCCGGGATCCCCAGCAACATCGGCGGCACGCCAAAGGCCACCGCAATCTCCCGCGCCGCGGCTTCCTTGGTCTTCTGAAATTCCATGTCGGAAGGCGAGAACCCCATCGGCTTCCAATCGAGCCCGCCTTCGAGCAGCATCGGCCGGCCCGCATTCCGCGCGCCCTGATAGTTGGCCTCCATCTCGTTCACGAGCCGGTCATATTGATCCTGCGCCATGCTGCCGGAGCCATCCGGCCCCGAATAGACGATCGCGCCCGAGGGCCGCGCCGCATTGTCGAGCAGACCCTTGGACCAGCGCGACGCGCTGTTGTGCACGTCGATCGCCGTGGCCGCGGCCTGCATTGGCGAAAGGCCGTAGTGGTCATCCTGAGGATGAAAATTGCGAATGTGGCAGACCGGCGTTGCGCCCTCGGTCATCGAAAACCGGTGCTTGCGGCCGCTGACCTCGTATTCGTAGGCGACCGGCCAGCCGTCCGCGCCGGGCACGACCGACATCCGATCCGAGCGCAACACGTGCAGCTCCCCCGGCGTCGCGCCGTTCTCGCCCACCGCTTCCATGTAGCCGTTGCCGTTGAGCAGCAGCTGACCATAGAGGGACTCGAAGAGCTCCGCTTTGCCCTGCGCCGGATTGGGCCGAAGGATCAGCGACAACACCGGATGCGTCTCGTAGCGCTGGACCGAATCCTGCAGCACGAGCGGCAGGGCGGCGGCGGCTTCGGCGATGAGTTTGACCGACCGGAACCCGATGGGATTGCCAGTGAACCCCGTCCGCGTGAGCGAGACCGCATCGCGCGGGCTCCAGGCGACGCGTCCCGCGCTGCCCCAGGCCACCACGCGGCCCGCCGCGCTCGCCTTGGTCTCGGGCACCGGCCCGGACCCGCCCCGTTTGAGGAAGTCAAACATCCCAATCTCCTTGCATAGCTCTGACGCCCGTCACCTGCGCGACCGACCTTTCGCGGGGATCTCCCCGCCTGCTTCCTGTCGAATTGTCCTGAACGCATCGCCCAGACGGGCGGCGCTGCGGGATCAGACGATGATCCGCATCCGCGGCTGGCGCCACTGCGCCGCCGGGCCGATCATCAGCTCGGTCAGCGCCCAGACCATCGCATCGACCCGATCCGGGCTACCCCGACCGGTGTAGCCCTGCGCGGTCATCTTGCACATCTGGTCCTCCAGATCGCCGAGATCCTTCAGATGATGCACCCGGCCCTGCTCATAAAGCGCCGCGACCGGCTCGGCCCGTGCGGCCTTGCCCCGGCTGGCGTGGACCTTGGTAAACGGCAACAGCGGATCAACCTGCCGCAACACCGTCTCCACCAGATCGCCGCCCTGGTTCACCTCGGCGACAACCCGATCCGCGCCGAACTCCGCCGCCGCCTCGACCACCGCCTTGGCCCAGCCCGTCGGGCCCAGACCCTGCACCGTGCGGTCCGCCAACACATAGGCGCGCCACTCCTGCGGCGGGCCCTCGGCCACCAGACCGGCGACCACGATGCCGCATTCATCCGACTGGCCATGGCCCGTCACCGGCGGGTCGACCGCGACGAGGATCCGATCCAGCGCCGGAGCCTCCGCCACGCGGCTCGCCTCGAGCGCGCCAAGCGTCCAGAAGGCGCCCTCGGCCTCGTCGAGCAGGATGCCGTCAAGCTCCTGCCGGCCAAGCCGCGTCCCGTCATAGCGCCGCCGCACCTCCTCGAGAAAACTCTCGGCAAGATAGGCCGCGTTCGCCTCGGTCGGCGCATGGGTCACGACCGAGCTGTCGCGTTCCAGCAAATCCTTCAACACCGCCACGTTGCGCGGCGTTGTCGTCACACAGGCCTGAGGCAGATCCCCGAGCCGAAGCCCGAACTGCAACATGTCCCATGTTTCTTCCGCCTTCTTCCACTTGGCCAGTTCATCGGCCCAGGCGGCGTCGAACTGGGGCCCCCGGAGGCTTTCCGGATCATGGGCCGAAAACACTTGCGCCGTCGCGCCGTTCGGCCAGACAAGCCGCTTGCGGCTCGCCTCCCATACCGGCACCCGGTCCGGCGGAGAGCAGGCCAGTATCCCGCTCTCGCCAAAAATCATCACCTCGCGTGCCTGATCGAGGGTTTCCCCGATCAGGGCCACACGCCGTGCGCGGCCTGGATCTTCGGGCTTGTCACCCTCGACCATGCTACGCACCCACTCCGAGCCCGCGCGGGTCTTGCCTGCCCCGCGACCACCCATGATTATCCAACTCCGCCAGTTCCCCTCTGGCGGAAGCTGATGCGGCAATGCCCAAAACTCGAAGAGATAAGGGAGAGCGAGAAGCTCCCCCTCGGTCAGCGAGTCAAGAAACTCCTTTGCAACACTTTCTGACGCGGAGCTTAGCCAATCGGCACCCGATCTGAGATCGGGCTGCTCCGAGATCGAGGGCGTAGCCGGCGGCTGCGCTTGATCGTTGCTTGCGTTCCGCATTGAGGAGTTTCTCCAGGTCTACCGCTTGCTTGAAGGCAGCCCGCACATCGTTGAGATACTTCTGCGTCTCCTTGGCGACGTCATAAGTTTCCTGCTCCAGCAGGTTCTCAGCGAGTTTCAGCGTGCTTGCCAGACTTGAGATCGTTTCGAAAAGCTCCTCGATACGGGTTTCCTCGATCGCGGGGCGCTCTTGTTCGGTGATCAATGCCATCTGCTCTGTTACCTCTCATGGGAGTTTTTTTATGACCTCCGCACGAGCGAAATAGAAAACGGCCTCGGAGTTGCCTCCGGGGCCGCTTACCCACTTCTTCCAGCTTGTCTTATTTGTACGAAACAGCGTTCGGTGAGTCAAGCGCTAAATACATGAGCTTCGAGCCCTAACCGTACGGTACTATTAAATTTTTCCTAATCGCGGCCCATAGATATATATAGTGATATAGCCGAAATTGGCGCTCATGTGACGGGTCATCGGCGGGCAGGATACAAGATACTGCGCTTCATATTTCGGAAATCACACCGCACCGTGCGGTGGGGGGTGATTAACCCCGCCCCACCGGCTCCCGGATCGTGATCAAAAGGTAAAGACGAGGGCGGCCCGAGGCGGGGGGCGACGCGGCAAATTCACCCCGCCGCACCCCCGATTCGCATAAGCTGACGCTATTGATTCGCGCGCTCGGCCTCGATTCGCCGCCATTCGGCGACGTTCCGGTTGTGCTCGTCGAGCGTCCGGGCGAAGGCGTGGCCGCCGGTGCCGTCGGCGACGAAGTAGACAAAGTCGCTCTCGGCCGGGTTGAGCGCGGCGCGGATCGCGGCGCGGCCGGGGTTGGCGATGGGTGTCGGCGGCAGGCCGTCGATCTGATAGGTGTTGTAGGGTGTCGCGGCGTCAAGCTCGCTCCGGCGCAGCCCGCGCCCCAGCACGCCCTGCCCCTGCGTGATGCCATAGATCACGGTCGGGTCCGTCTGCAGCCGCATCCCGCGCGTGAGCCGGTTGATGAAGACGCTCGCGACCAGCGCGCGTTCCTCGGCGATGCCGGTCTCCTTCTCGACGATCGAGGCCAGGATCAGCGCCTCCTCCGGGCTCTCCAGCGGCAAGTCCTCCTGACGGCCCGCCCAGGCCTCGGCGAGCCAGCTCGCCTGCCGCGCGGCCATCATTTCGAGGATCGCGCTACGGTCGTCCCCCTCGCGCAACGCATAGCTGTCGGGCGCAAGGCTGCCCTCGGCCGGCACCTCGGCGATCTCGCCCTCCAGCGGCTCGATCGCCTTGAGCGCCTCGACCACCTGCCAGCTCGTGACCCCTTCGGCCACGACCAGCCTGTATTGCGTGAAATCCTCGGCCCGCACGGTCTCATAGGCCTCGGGCCGCGCCTCGTCCGCCAGATCGAATTCCGCCACCTCATTCATCCGCCCGGTGGCCGGGTCCAGCTCGCGCACCTCGCCGATGATCCGCGCGATCCCGACGCGATACACCACCTCTGTCCCGCAGTTGTTGGGCCCGCCGCGGGTGATGATGTCGGTGATCTCGCGCATGCTCGCCCCCTCGGGGATGAGAAAGCTGCCCGCCTTGAGCGCTTGCGTCTTGTCGGTGTAATCCGCGCCGAGCCGGAAGATCAGCGCATTGGAAATCGCGCCCTTGGACGCCAGATCCTCCGACACCGCGCCCATGCGCCCGCCGGAGGGGACCTGAATGCAGATCCCGATCTCATGCGGACCGGCCGCGTCATATTGCTGCTTGCCCCAGATCACCGCGCCGCCCGCCATGAAGATGACGACGATCAGCAGGGTCAGCGCATTGGCTGCGATATGGCGCCACAT